ATGTAAAAATGTATAAATTTATAGAGTTACCTAAAGAATATCATGAAATATACGATATTCAAGATTTACCTAATGAATTAATTGAGTTATTAGATAAATCTTCATTCATTGTAAGTTCATTTGGTACTATGTATAATAAGGCTGATACAATACGTTTTATAAATACTATCAGAGAAGTTGCATTACAATTTAATGACCTTACTTATCTTTATATCTATGATATAAACGGATTTTACATAAAAGAAGAAGAAAATGGCATGTAACAATGATGATTATGACAACAGACTTGATATGTTTCTAATAGGAGCATTATTTGGTTTTTTATTAGCTAGTTTTATACTCTAAGTAAATTATGATAACTAAAAATCTTAAAAGACAACTTAGTAAAATTGGTATTAATTACCGTGGAAAAAATAAAACATCAGCTTACAGTGTACCATTGAATAAATTTTTAAATTATCCTGATATATATCCGTATGCAAGTTATAATTATTCACATTCATTTAAAGAAATTATACATTGGTTGAAACATGTTAGATCAAAAAAGAAATGAGATTCAAGATATTACTGTAGAAACATGGTTTCAAACAGGATGTAAAGGTACTGCTAATGTAAGTACAGGAGTTGGTAAAACCTTTATATTTTTTAAGGCTTTATTGAAAACTTGTAAAGTTGGTGATAGAATTTTATTTCTTGCAGAAACACGTCAAAGAGAAATTGATTTGTTTGTAGATTTAGAAAAATTTGAAAGATTATTCAATGTAAATCTTAGACAATATAATATTCAATTTGACTGCTATCAATCAGCTTATAAGTGGACAAATACACAATGGGATATGGTATGTGCTGATGAGATACATTCTGGATTATCTCCAGTATATTCTAAATTCTTTTTTAATAATTCAATAAAACGTATTTTGGGATTATCTGCAACAGTAGATAGAAATACTTTATATGTTGAAGAAGGTGTAGAATATACAAAAGGAGATTTATTGGATAAAATAGCACCAGTAGTATTTACTTATACATTAAATCAAGCTGCAGAAGATGGTACAACTAAGAAATTAAATATTTATATCATTAGACATACTATGGACGCTTTAAATAAAAATGTACCTGCTGGTACTAAAGCTAATCCATTTATGACTACTGAGCAAGCAGCATATGATTATTGGGATGGAGAATTTAGAAGAGCTTTGTTTTTACCCGATGGACAAGCTAAAACATTTAGAATACGTAATACTTCAGCCGCAAGAGCAAAAGTATTATATAACTTACCAAGTAAGATACAAAGTGCATCTAAGTTAATTCAAGCTTTGCATGGAAAAACTTTATTGTTTGGTAATAGTCTGGAAGCTTTACATAAAGTAACACCTAATGTAATTCACGGTAAAAACTCAGAAAAAAAGAATTCTCAAATTAGAAAGGATTTTGATGAAGGTGTAATTACATGTATTGGATCTTTTAAAATGCTTAAACAAGGAGCAAATTTAAAGGATTTAGATAATACAGTTATTATGTCTTATTATAGTAAAGAATTGGATTTAATTCAACAGCTTGGTAGACAAAGGGTTACAGATAAAACAGGTAATGTATTTATTTACTTAACCGTTGGTAGCCAAGAAGTTAAATGGCTTGAAAAAGCTATGAGTAATATTACTAACTATAATATACTTACATGTAATGGAGAAGAGGAAGCTATCCAAAAATATCTTGAAAATCAACAAGGACTTGAACAATAAGTCTTTGAAACTCAAGGGATTTAAAAAAGAAGTAAAGTTACAACAAAAAGATTCATATTTAATTCATAAAAACTTAGGTTATGTTTGAAATTTTTGTTACCTTTGCATTAATCGTAATTTTCTTAAAAGAGCATAATGTCACTATACGAAAGTATAGATTTGACGGTATATACTTATATTACGAAAGAACGTATTACAATAGGACTTATAAGGAATATTCTAAAGAGTTAAAAGAAATTAGATTGTTGAATTTTAAAAAGGATGAAGATGAGTATAGACCCTATTGAATGTGCTTGTTGTTTAGGAGCTAAACAACTCACGGCAAATGGTAAATCTTTTATAGATTGTCCTCTTTGTCAAGGAGGTAAAATAGAAGGAGAACAACTGCAAATAAAAAATATCCTGTATTTACAAGGATTAACTGTTACAGATTATCCTATTTTACCTAATTATTACGATAATAATGAATACTGATGGAATTAAAGCTGAATTTTGAGAAGTTGCAAGAAGAGCAGCTTACAATTAAACAATTTATCTATTTGTTTTTACTTTACAAAGGTAAAACTATGGAGGAATATAAGGATTTAATTGATGATATTTCAGATTGGGATATGAGGTATTTAATTCAGCAAGAATACATTAAAGTAGATGGGGTAACTATTAAAGCTAAAACATTAGATTTATTTGAAGATAAACATGATGATTTTTCTTTCTTCGTAGAAACATATCGTAACTTATTCCCTAAAGGAGTTAAGTCTGGTAATGGTACTCCAATTAGAGGTGATAAACATGGTGTAGCTAAAAAAATGGAATGGTTTTTACGTACTTATCCTGAGTATAGTAAGAATATTATTTTAGAAGCTACAACACAATATGTTAAAGAAATGTCACGCAAAATGCCAGCATATGCTTATATGAGTCAAGCAGATTATTTTATACAGAAAGATAATTTGAGTAAATTAGCAGCATATTGTGAAGAGTACACCAACAAAGTTTTACCTCATATTGCTTCAGGAGAACAAAGATTATGACAATTTTTGATAGAGTTAAAAAGGAATTATATGATAATAAGAAGATTCGTGAAAGTGGAGAATATACATGTATTCCTTTTAAACTATTACCAGATTTAGGTAAAGTTGTACCTGGAGTTCAAAGAGAAAAGTATTCTATTTGTACAGCAGGCTCTAAAGTTGGTAAATCAAAACTAGCACAATTTCTGTTTATTTATAATCCTTATCATTTTGTAACTAAATTTGAAACAAACATTTCTTTAAAAATTATATACAACTCATTAGAAGTTAGTAAAGAAGAAATATTGTGTCAATATTTAAGTTATAGATTATTTGTAGATCATAAATTAATTATTGCTCCAGATAAACTACGTTCAAATTTTGAAGATTATGTTCTTGAAGATAATGTACTAAAACTTATTGAATGTTATGATGAAGAGATGCAACGATTTGAATCTATGGTACATATACAGGACACTGTAAAAAATCCATTTGGTTTATATAGTGCAGCTAGATCTTATGCTTATCAGAATGGTCAACATTTTGATAAATCAGGAACAAAAATTCCTGTAGAAGATTTAATTTCTCCTAATGAAACTATAAGAAATAAAGCATTATTTTCAATAGATTCCTATGTTCCAAATAATCCTAATGAATATGTAATAATTATTACAGATCACATTTCATTACTTACTCCTGAAAAAGGAAGTGACTTATGGAATACTATAGGACATTTTAGTAATCACTACTGTATGTCTATGCGTGATAGATGGAAATATCATGTTGTAAATGTTCAACAACAAGCTGCAGATCAAGATAAACAACAATTTACATTTAGAGGTGATTCTATTGTAGCTAAATTACGTCCTAGTCCTGATGGTTTAGCAGACAACAAGACGACACAAAGAGATGTAAACTTAATGTTTGGTTTGTTTGCTCCACATAGATATAAGATAGAAAATTATGAAGGTTATGATATAGATAAATTAGGAGATAACTATAGAGAATTTTCAGTTATTTTAAATCGTAGTGGTACGGGATTTATTAACATGGATTTATTTTTTCATGGAGCTTGTAATTATTTTCATAAATTACCTAACGTAGATAAAATGCGACCAGAAGATTATAAGAAGATAATTGATTTAAATAAAACAGTTAGGTAATGGATACAGTTACTATTATAAAAAATACAGATGATATTTTAGATTTTATCAATACTATTAACTCTGAAGATAGAAGTAAACTTTTGGGTATGATGGATGATAATTCTATTAAAGAAGAGGGTGAAGCAGAAATTATACTTTTACAATTAGTTGATGATGAGGGTATTTTATTTGTAGCTTTAATAAAAGATAGAATTAAACAACAAATAGTCCTCATGACTTCAGAAAGTAATTTTGCATTATCATCTCTTTTGAGTGAAGTTACTGGAGAACCAAAAGAAAAATTTTTTGAGAATTATGGAGGAAAAAGCTCTGAAATTTGATGGTGAAAAACCCAGGTTTAGTTTAGTTCCACAACATGCTATTATTCAAGTAATTAGAGGATTTGAGTATGGTGCAGCTAAATATGGTAAATATAATTATTCTAAAGGTATGGAACATACACGTTATGTAGATGCTGCATTTAGACATATGAATGCTTATCTTTTAAATGAAGATATTGATGAATCTGGAGTTCATCATTTAGCATTAGTAGCTTGTAATGCTCTTATGGCTTTAGAAAATATAATTACTGCAACTGGAGAAGATACGCGTAATAAAACTTTAAACAAATAAACACTATGATCACAATTAAAGATGATGTACTGGGTAAATACTCAGTAAAAGAAAATTTCCAAGGCTTAGAAGTTATAGCAGATGGGAAGACTGAAGTTAAAGTAAAAACTTTAGATGAAGCATTGCGTTATATTGCAAATCGCTTAGTATTAGATGATGATGCTACGTATAATCTTTATGAATATACACAACGTCGTGCTTCTGTATACAACGCATTGCGTAATGCACAAGAAACAAATAAAGTAGAAGAACAACAAGAAGCATAATGACTGATTTACAAAAAGCAGAAAATCAATCTAATGAATTACAAGTTCCACGTAATGAAATGGAGCAATTGCAAATTTTATTAGATTCTAAAGCATTACCTGCTAACATTAAAACTGTAGCTCAAGCATTTACTATTGCACAATTTGGTAAAGATTTAGGTATGAAACCTATGCAATCTTTTCATCAAGTGTATTCTATTCAAGGTAGATTAGCGTTGAGTTCTAAAGGTTTGGGAGCATTACTTTGGGCTAATGGTATTCAATATAAGACTATTCAAGATTTTGAAAAGATTACAAAAGAAGATAATAAAATAGATTTTGTAACTACAATTGAATTTTATCGTGGAAAAGTTGTAGATAGAGTATCTTTTTACTGGAGTGATGCAGTTCGTGCAGGATGGACTACAAAAGATAACTGGATTAAGATGCCTAAACATATGTTATATGCTAGAGCATTAGCATTGGGCGCACAAAGAATTGCTCCAGATAAAATTATGGGTCTATATACTGTAGAAGAAATGATTGATGTAACTAATTCTTCAGAAGCAACCTTTAATGAAGAAGGTGAGGTAACAATTAAAGCTTAAATAATTAATACTTAATACAAATGTCTAAAAAACAAATCACGGTAACTGCCTTTAAACAGGCGAGAGAAAACGGAATGACAGTAAAAGAACTGTCTACTCACTTTGGAATTTCACAAGCTAATGTGAAAGAAATTATTGGTAAATTAGAATTGCCTAAAAGAGCACGTAGAGTAGGATATGAATTATTGGATAATGAAAATACAACTCAACCTGTTTCTAACACTAACACACAAGAAGCTTAATTATGGCATACGGAAGTAAAGTTCAAGATAAAAAAATTCCTTCTGTCGGAGTACAGGAGAATTGTTCAATTGTAGGAGATACTCTTTTTGTATTAGCAGATGATATGAAATCTGCAAGTATTACTTTTGCTCAAGCTGATGGTGCAACAGTAATTACCCGTGTTTGGGATAGTGAAGAAGAGAAGGCACAGGCAGATGCAAATGCTTGGGTTCATCACGTTTGTACTAAGATTGTAGATACTGAAACTTATGAAGCTGCTGTTGCAGGTGCTACAAGTTTTCAAGATTTTATCAATCGTGCTAATGCTGTAACTGCAGGTCAATTTGCACAATCTTCTTTCAGAATGTTGTTTCATTACAACAAGAAAGGTTTTATCACTACACCTCGTTATGCTCCATTTATTGAGCCAATGGATAGTGAGAAGAGTGCTATTAATACATTGATGAGTGGTACTACAAAGGCTGCTACATACATTAAAAGTTTGTTAGTTCGTCCAGAACAGCCTAAAGCTGATCCAGAATTAACATCTGCAGAATCTGATAGCTTACCATTTTAATTAATTAAGTATTAAAAGCATATTTCGTCTAATGGCAAGTAATTTCTACATATACGTATTCCTTCGGTCAGAAGTATCATTTTGAATGAGAAAATGCAGGATGGTCAGGGTCTTCTAGAATGTTGATGTAATGTTCGAATCATTGCAATATGCCTTTTAATACTATTTAAGTATGTACGGTACAAAGCCAGTTAAATTAACATCTGAAGAAATTCTAAAAAGAGTATCTTATTGGGATTTATGGTCTTATTATATTCCTGGAGTAGAGTTAAAGAAGAAATTCCTAAGTCCTTTAAGAGTAGAAAAAAGACCTTCTTGTTCTTTATTTGTAGCAGGAGAAGGTGTTATTTTAATGAAAGACTTTAATTCTGGTACATACACAATTTGGAAGTTTCTTCAGGAAAGATATGGTTTAACTTATGCAGAATGTTTATTAGCAATAAATAATGATTTTAATCTTAAATTAGCTACTCCTAAAGTAAAGCCTACAATGGCTTATTATGGAATAGTGAAACAAGAACAACCTAAGCTTATTTCAGAACGTGCTAAAATTCAAATTAAGCGACGTGAATGGAATAAAGCAGACC